CTTGTGCAGTCTCAGCATTGGTTTCTGCTGTCTCTGCGTTAGTCTCTGCTGTTTCAGCATTAGTCTCAGCTAATTCTGCAGCTACCTTAGCAGCAACAGCAGCAACTCTAGCAGCCTCTGCAGCATCAGCATCAGCTTGCACTTCAACAGATAATTGACGAACTAATAAAGCTTCACTAGATGAGTCTGCTACTGCGTCTCCTGAGCCGCCTGCTCCACGATAGATAGCCATGTTTTAATAACTCCTTGTCTTGTTTAAGTACTCTTTAATAAGAAAAGCACTTAAGCAAAACTCCCTAACCTTTTGAGCTAGGGAGGTTTGTTTTAAACGCTGTGATTAAGCGTTAACAGCCAATACGAAACCAGCTTCAGGACGAATTACTTTTGTACCGAAGAGAGTGTCAGCTGTGTAAAGAGTAGACAAGTACTCTTGTTGGTATTGTTGTTGTGAACGAACACCTAATTGCTCTGCAAGAACCATAGTGTCTGTGTGCACTAACAACGCTGCCTTAACTGCGTCACCAGCAGTGTTATCACCAGCTGTTTCGATAGTTGGGCAGTTGCTTGATACGAAAATATCAATACCATACAATGTACCAATCTTACCTGTTTGTACGCCTTTACCGTCAACGAAGTCAGTAGAGTTGTAACGGTCAATACCCATAATCGCATTACGCAATGATGGTGGGATTACAAACTTACGACCGTCCATTGGTACGTCAGCGTCATCCATCAACTGGATTAACTTACGGAAGCCAGCATCAGTAAATACGTCTGAAGTAGTTACTGTGTCAACTGCGTATGAAGTCAAACCTGTAGATGCATCGATGAAGTAGCTGTTTGAGTGAACCCAGTCAGCACCATCGCTGTCACCAAAAGCTTTACCCAAAGCCATTAGCTCATCGTCAACTTTCTTAGCCAAAGCGTAGCCAGCGTCTTCTGTGTAGAACTTACGCAAAGATGCTAGAGCTTGAACTTCAGTGATGTCTTCAATGAAACGTGAGTACTCGAAGTGCTTGTTAATCAAAACTTGTACTTCTGACTCTTGGTCAGCTTGAATAGTTACTTTAGTGTTAGCTGCTTTTTCAAAAGCTGAACCACGTGTTGGCTTAGGAATGTGAACTGTGTCACCTTTCTTGCCTTTGAAGTTCATCTTCTTAACTAAGTTAGCTAGAACCAAGTTCTTTTTGTAAGCGGCAACAATCTCGTCACTCCAAATTTCTGGGATGAACGTTGCTGCGTTACTGTTGTTTACGATGGTTCCTGAACCACCTGGATATGCTGCATTTGCCATTTTTTAAATCTCCTAGATTATTATTTTAAATTGTTTTTATCGGACCCTGCCTTCTGCATATGCTGACATGATTTCAGGTTGCATATCCATATAGCGTTGAGGGTCTTCTAACTGAAGTCGGATTAAATCAGAACGTCTGTAAATCTTTGCTGAGACATTACCTGTTGAACCTGTGTCTACTGCTACAGCTTTCATCGCAGCAGCTCTGTCTGCTTTTACCTCTGGTGATACTGCTTGTACTTGAGGCTTCTGTTCTACTGGAGCTGGCTTAACTAGTTTCCATGTGTTAAGTAACTCAGCAGCAGAGTCAAAGTCTAAGTTGTCAGCAGCAGCATACAAGCGTAAGCGTACTGGAGATGCTTGAATCCACTGAGCGAACTCTGGGTCAGCAACTGTTGTCTGGAAACCTGGGAAGTCAGATTGAAGCTTAGTCATAAACTCTTGTTGTTTAAAGCGTTGCACAGTTTCCTGGGCTTCTTTAACAGCAGGGTGTTTATCAACTGCGTTTCTTACTGCTTTCTCTGGTTCTGCAAACCAATCTACATCTTCTTCTTCGGCTACCTTTGCATCAGGCGTTGGTTTTGATTCGAGTTGTCTCTTAATGAGTTCATCTGCTAGCTTCCGAACCTCCCCTACCTCTTGTGCTTGTCTACCAATTAGCTTTTCAGCCTCTTGATGCATTTTCACAATCTCTTCTAACGATTTACCTCTGTACTTATCAGGTACTTCAGTTACGTCTTCAGCTGGTTGGGCGTTAACAACCTCTTCAGTATTATCTACTGGTTGTTCAGTAGGTTCTGGGATTGAATTAACTTGTTCTTGGTCTTGCAATTCCTCGTCTTGAGGGTCGATAAATGTAGCCATATAATACTCCTGTCAGTCTTTGCTGATTGTAGGAAAGTTAAAAAATAACAGCTAGACGGTTAGCCTTCGTTCCGTTTGTTAGCTATCTTTGTTGCTTCTTCTCTTTTCTTTGCCCATCTTTCATGAGCTGATACGTACACTGGGTCAGTACCATCCAATGAAATACGTGGCATAGAAATGATTCTTGAAGCATCGTTACCGCAAGTAGAGCATGTGGTTTCCCTTATGCTTTCATCTAGGTAACTTTCTGTAATGTGTCCGCTAAGACACATAAACTCATACATCCTTTTCATGCTCAATCTCCTTAAAGACTTCCTCAGAAGTTTGCTTTAATGAAACTAACCAACGTAGAATGTCTAGTTGTCCTTTTTTGAAGTGTAGATTCTCGATGGTCTCAATTGCAGAAACGTTATCATATGTTTCTATCATCTTGTCAGCATCCTCAATAAGGTCTTGCCAACCTTGAGTAGCCATCATGTTAAATCGTTCTTCGTAATACTGTTGTAGGGCTTTATCCATACGGAGTCCTATTGGGTGTGTAGGGGTGGCTTATTGTTATTATTAGATACCACCCACTAGCACATTTTTAATTATCTGTCAAGTGTATATATTATACCACAAAAAGATGAATTTGTCAAGTGATTTTTACTGCATTTTCATCTGTTTGCCAACCATTTGTTCCTTAGAGATAATCTCACGTTCCTTAAGGATAAGTTCAGCAATCTTAGCTCTCTTTTCAAATTCCTTGTCATCAGCGTTAGCAGGAAGGTTAGCACTGATATTACGTACTAAATCAGTCTTAACTCTTTCTGGCATTAACTCAGCTTCAACCATAGCTTTCTGTGCCTTGGCTTGTGATTCAATAGCGTTAGCTTCTGATTCTTTAGCCTGACCTTGTAGGGCTGCTGACTGAGACTGAACCAACTCCAACTGAACCTGGGCTTGTTGCATCTGCATTTGTTGTTGAGCTGGGTCTGGTTTAGACATTTCATCAAGAGCTGCTGCAAGTTCTTCACGATTATCAAGGCTAGAAGACTGTACAATACTCTTAAGTACCAAAGGCACGATAGGAGATTGTGGTCCTAATGTCTGTAACAATCCAATAAACTGTTGTTGTTCGTACTCTCTAGCAACCATACCCAAAGAACTTGAGACAATAAACCTGAAGTCTCTGCTTGGGTAGTTCTCAGGGTCAAACTGCATGTAACGATAAGCAGTTTTCTTGATAAACGGTACTAAAAAGTCTTCTTGGAAGTTAATAAGTGCTTGCTTGCTCTTCTTCATGATAGAAGACATAGCAACAGACATTCCCATACCGCCTTGTCCACCAGCTGCAGCAGATTGTGTCAATGCTGCTGAGTCTAGTGTACCAGTAGCTTGTAATAGCATACGCTCAAACTCTTGGGCAGTAGCATTGTTAGCAGGGTCTGTGTTACCAAACTTAAATGGGAACAATACTTCGTTAGGATTACCGTTAACAAGTAATGTTTTACCAGGTTGTACCTTATAGCTAGCTCCACGTGGTAAACGAGTAGCGTCTGCAGCCATCATAGGAGCTGTTGTAAGGGCTAATGAGTCAAGGTGGCTACGGTACTGTGCATCGATAGCCTTTTGCATGTTGTAGCCCTTCTGAACAGTTCCTACACCCCAGAATCTACCTGGTACTGTCTCTGGACGATAGGCAACTACTGGTCTATCCTTCATCATATATGGGCTACGCTCTGCTTTTAGCAACTGTGTACCGTTAGCAATGACAATAATAGCCTCAACTAGGTCAGAATACTTGTCACCAGGGCTGTCTTCAGGGAATAAATCAGCTACTTCAGCACCTTCATTCTCTAATTGCTCTAAATACTCACGTGGTACTAAGCCATAGTAACGCAAGATGCGTACTTTATCATCTTTAAACGATGTAGAAAGCTGTTCTGGCTCTAGGTTTGTGTCAACATACTCTGGTTGAATATTAACTTTACGATAAATACCTTCTTCAATGCCTTTAACAATCTGGAAAAGGTTAACATACTCGTCAATAGCTACACCTAAACCATCATCAATAGCTTCAGCATTAGGGTCAATTAAGAAGTTACGTGGATGAATTGACTTAGAAGGTACTGAAACACGTGGTTTCTCTTCAACACCAATAGCAGCTACTTGCTGTCCTGGTAATTGACGTGTTGCAGGTACGTATTCAATCTTCTCTTTAACAAGAATCTCAGCAATACCAGTACCAAATATCTCAGCATTACGGTTAACATCTTTCCAAACCTTTAATGCTTTGTCTTTCTTAAGGTCATCATGTAGTTGACGCTTGGTTAGCTCTACGTCACGCTTGTCGAGGTCTTGGAAGTCATCATCAATGTCAAAGTATGTACCACGACCTGTAGTCGCTTCCATAATCTCTGAACACTTGTTCTCTACTGCCTGACGCATAGCAGGAGACACTAGGCGAGAACGCTCAGAATCCCTTGTCTTATCCTGGTCTGACCAAATACCGTAATAGATACGCTCATACTCATCCCATGTAGGAAGGAAGTTAGTATCACGATGGTCACGCCATCTGTCACAGTGACTAGTCACAAAACTGACTAGTTCTAAGTCAGAGTTCGTTACTGGGGTTTCTTTAAACTCAGCCATTTTTTTCCTTTAGTAGCCTGATATCATATCTAGTGGTTCATACTCTTCTTCTTCAAATTCAAAAGAGAAGTCTGTTACTGCAATTTGGTCAATATAAGACAAAGCATCTAGCATGTCATCATGGATGCCTGTTGATGGGAAGTTTAGGAGCTGGTCCACAAACTCTCTATTCCAGTCACCAGTCTTTAGCGTAATCTTTCCATGCTCAAAGCGACCCTGCAATGCCCATACAACTCTATCTACCTTAGCCTTGTTACCATGTGTCAAGTCATCAATACGAGGGTAGATGTTACTACGTCTCATCATGTCGTGTAGGTAAGGCAATACTGCATTCTTTAACGCACCACGCTCAATACCAACAATCTGTATCTGATAATCGCTAGCATGACGCAGGATACGTTGAGCAGTTTCTTTAATATCCCAACGACCAATATCAATCTTATCTACCCACCAACCAT